CTTTTTTAAATATAATGGCAAAATAAATGCTAAGATTGAGTCGTATGAGACTCACAAGAACAAATATATGTTCTATAAGTTATCTAAGAAAGATGATCCTTTGAATTATCTTGTTGCAAACTTTTCACATGATCCAAAGATGTGGATTGGTGAAATGTTCGATAAAGAAGGTGAAATTAGATACAAAGAACATATGAAAAGAATTCAGTCTCTGACTTATTTCTTTAAAGAAGAGATTGAAAACATGATGGACGATTTTGATCAGAATTTTTCTGTACCTGATTTTGATACTCCTCATCTCTTGCGATTGTTCTATAGAAAGAAGATCAGTAAAGAATCGATGATAATCATTGACAGATGTGTAGATCATTTGAAAGTCTGGAATAAAAAAATATCAGACACAATTCTATGGCCAAACACATATTTACAGTTGACAAAGTACAGTCCATTTGTTAATATTCAGAATGATAAATATTGTGGCATTCTTAGAGATAGGTTTGCATAATACGAATCATACATTACATACAACACATACAACACATACGGAGAATACATATGAATACATTTGCATCTTTAAAGCAGGCTCGCAAGTCTCAGTTCGATAAGCTAACATCAGAACTAAACAAACTCTCATCAAAGTCAGACGATAATTCATCTAAGGATGATGGGTATTGGAAGCCAGTTGTAGATAAGGCTGGTAATGGTTCTGCTGTTATTCGGTTTCTGCCAGCTCCTGTTGGTCAAGATGTTCCATTCATTCGCTACTGGACTCATGGGTTTCAGGGACCAGGTGGTTGGTACATTGAAAACTCACTTTCAAGTATCGGTAAGCCAGACCCAGTTATGGAATTGAATAGTAAGCTCTGGAATTCTGGAATTGAATCCAATAAAGACATTGCACGTAAGCAGAAGCGTAATCTACATTTCGTTTCTAACATCTATGTTGTAAAGGACCCAGCAAATCCTGATAATGAAGGTAAGGTATTTCTTTACAAGTATGGAAAGAAAATCTTTGATAAGATTGAAAGTGCAATGACACCAGAGTTTGATGATGAAACTGCAGTAAATCCCTTTGACCTATGGGAAGGTGCAAACTTCCGTCTACGCATTCGGAACGTTGAAGGTTATCGGAATTATGACAAGTCTGATTTCGATACTCCATCTGCACTTCTTAATGACGATGATGAGCTAGAGACAATTTGGAAGAGTGAAAAGTCTCTTCAGGACATTATTGATCCTAAGAATTTCAAGTCATATGAAGAACTGAAGTCACGTCTGTCACGTGTTCTTGGTGAAGTTGAAGAACCAGCTTTCATGCGTGAAGAAGTTCCTGTAGCAGCAGCTCCTGCTGTTCGAGAAGCTTCATCCCCTGCAATGGCAGAATCAACTGCACCATGGGCATCAGATGATGACGATGATGATATGTCTTTCTTTAAGAAGCTAAAGGACGACTAATTATTAGCTGGGACGAAGGATTTCGATCCATACAGTGTCCACTGTAGCATACTTGGGCCTTTCTGAGTAGATATAGGACTAGACACACCAGCTCCTTGTGTGGCACCACTACTTACTGCACCCGACCCAGAAGGTTGGGTGTAGTTGTTAATAATAGTTGGAGCACCACCCTGTGCAAATACTGGCAATGGTACTGATGTTCTATTAGAAGCTGCTGTTTCTGCTGTTGCGCCAGGTTTTGGAACATTATTCTTTAGAGATTTATCAGAGTTTATCAAACCTTTAACCGAAATTTTACCTTCTAGAAATGATCCAATTCTATCAAGTAAATCTTTACTCTCATTTCCACCACGTTTTGCAATTAAATCCATAATTTTATTATAATAATCTTGTCTTAGTTTTGCTTGCTCTGCAGCCAATTCATTGCCTAATCTTCTTCGTGTTTGTCCGCCAGCGACCCCACCTTCTTGTTCTATTCTATCTAACTCTTCGCCTCTTCTGAATCTCGCAGCTTCCATTCCTGATTCAAATTCTTTTTTCAATCCTGTGAGTTCTTCTTCTGAGAGGTATTTTCTAGCTCTCGCTTCTTGAATTGATGCGCCACCACTAACTAATACATCTGGACTAGTGATTGCCTTGCCAAGACCAAAGGTAAATCTTCCAACTTTACTAGCAGCACTTGCGACAGTAGATGCAGCTCTACCAAGACCAGTTTGACTCTTTTTAACACTTTCTAACAATTCATTTGAAACAAATGAACCAAGATTAACATTTTTACCTGTAGCTTTTGCTGCATCCATATATTGCTTTTGTATGTTTGCTGGCAAATCTCTAATTCTAAACTGTACTGGTGGAGTTTTTGGAGGCATAGGAACAGACACTTTAGGAACTACTGGTGGTGGTTTAGGAGCTTGTTTAGGAACTACTGGTAGCGGTTTAGGAGCTTGTTTAGGAATGACAGGTTCTATTGGTGGAGCTGCTGGACGAAGACCTAAATTAGTAGGTAGGTTTCGTGCTATTACCCTACCACCATAACCCGCTGCAGGACCTAAAATACTAGCAACAAGAGCATTGATAGGATCAGATATAAAGTCAAAAAATCCTTTTATTGATGTTTTATTAATCCATTCTGGTGTTTCTGTTTTATCGCCGCCACTCTTATCACCAGTTCTATCTAATGCTTTGCTACCTAAAAGAGCAGCTAAAGCACCAATACCAGCAGCACCCATCGCCTTAGCGATTCCTCCAACACCAGAAGGCCCAGCTTGTGTTACTGTACCAGCAGTAGCTGCAGGAGAAGCAACTGGTATGTTACCAATTTTGGTTACCAATTCTTTCAATTGAATATTCATAGCAGTTACTGTATCAGATATCTTATCTGTATTATCAGCAACTCTTCTCGTAGCAGATATCAAAGCATTTAATTTAATATCAACACCACCGCCAGAAAAAGAAGATTCTCTGGGAGAATCGTCTCTGCTGCGTCTGCTTGGTAAACTACTAGAAATTACATCTAAAATAGGTGAAACACCAGCTTCTCTAGCAAGATATCTTGCCCCTCTAGAGACGGTTGCTCTTGGAATGGATGCTGCTCTAGAAGTAACAGACTGAACTCTTTCTGCAGATGACATTAGAGCAGAACCAGCAACAGAAGCAGCAGCTGAACCGACTCCTAAAATGCCTTTTCCTGTTGCTTTTGTTGCTGCTAACCCAGTTCTTCCTAGTAATCCAAGCAATCCTACTGCCATGATATTATTCTTCTCTTTGTTGTTCTATTTGTTGCGCTAACATTTCAACGAATATATCACGTTCAAAAGGATACATATTTTCTATCTCTGTTAAAGAATATTTATGATTCTGAACTAGAGTAAAGTTTGTTTTATAGAAGACCGGAATATTATTATACCCGGTCAAAATGTAAAAAAACTTGTCAGTCCTCGCAATTCAATATTCTTCTTCTTTCCTGATGGTAGTGTTATCTCTGTTTCATATACAACCGATGGCATTGTATCAAAAAATAAATTTAACTTTTCTATAGCTTCTGGTGGCATAGAAAGAATGAACTCTTCAAGTTCTTCATACTCAAATTCTTCAAATACCTTTTCATTGTCATATACCATTTTGATGCACTTTAAAATTAATTTGAATGCTTTTTCTGTAGCATCTTCCGATACATCATTTTCATCAGTTATCTGAAGTTGAAATAACTCATCCATAGTTGGGTATCTCATAACAACACCAATCTTATCAAAGATAATAAACTTGGTCTTATGAGATGCGTCTTTCTTTACTTGAATTTCATTTAAATTGATTTCATATTCAACAATTCCTTCTTCTTCATCTGTATGAATAGCTTCAACAACATCACTAACTGACTTTGCTCTGATATTAATGAAGATATATTCAACATCAAATAAAGGAAGATTTTCTACATCAATTTCATCATATACGCAATTTGAAATGATCTGCTTGATAGCAGAAATGATACTATCATCTTCTGTAGATGCTTGAGCTACTAAAAGTATCTTTTCTTCCTTGACAGTAAATGGACGATATGTTATACTCTTTTTTGTCGAAGGAACAGATAACTTATATGTTGGATGTTTAATCTTAGGTAATGTCATAACGAAACCTCATTATTAGAATAATCTAGAAAACACGTTAACAATATTTCCAACTGCTGATGCTGTTTGAAGAATAGGATTGCTAGCAATATAAAATGGATTCAATACAGGATTAGAATAGTTGTATGAATACGCAGGATATAGATTTACTGTTTGATTGCTACTTGTAGTATTAGTCTCAATGTTAAATTGATGTGCTTCACTCACATTTGTTAGTGAAGAAGAGTTCCAATAACTAAATGTAAATGTTGCATTGAATCTTACTATCTGATCTGAGTCCCCCCATGATACAGGAATTGGGTCTACCTGATATGGGAATGCTTCATACATCGTATATGTTAATACTTGATTTTGTGCTTCATCTAATACATATAGATTTAATGTGCCTCTATATTTATCAGGATATTCCATCAAATATTGATTTGATTGCTTCTGTGAGAAGTTAGAAATATAATGAATCCATCTATGAAAATAATTAAAAATAGTACCTGAATTGTCTGCATAGAATGTCAGACTTATATCAGTAAAATTTACACCATTTGGTCTTTTCTGCTCTGCATCATATGTTAGTGGTCTAGTTGATTCTAATGTTAGAGCAACACCTGGAAGCTGAGTAGCTTCACATAAGAATGGCAATGTTCTTTCATCGTCACCACTTCCTAGTGATAATGGTCTTGTGATAGTAACATAGAACTTAGATGGTTTCATTAAACCACCCTTGCCATTTATCACAGATGAAATTTCTGATATATTAAAAGCCATTAAAATCCTCGACCTTTATAGATTATGTTCTTATTTATTCTTCTATCTTTAGTAAAGAATCTTTCTAGTGGTAAGAATAGAGCATAATCCCATTCATTAGCTGGAATTTGTAATGCTCTTGTTACCATCTTATTACTAAGATATCTATGCACACATGGCTCAAATAATCTAAACTTAGAGGCGCTTGAAAGAATGCTATAATTAATTCTTAGTCTAGTTGTTTCATCATACTTTTGATTGCTAACAGTATCATACAGAGCATCCATCAATCTTGCTCTGCCCAATGGTGGAAGATAATGCATGTTTAATCCAATGAATCCACCTTCAACTTTCTTCCATGGAAATACTAAAGGAAATCTATCATAGTAAGGAAGAGTATCTTTATACTTTGGAACATAACCATATAGATACATATACCCTGGCAATACTGTGTTTTTAAGATAATCTGGATTGCTTCGAAGAATGTTATTCACATTCATTCTACTAAATTCATTTATCTTGCCTTGCATCCATTTACGAATTTCATCTGGCGTTCTTTTTTCCTGAGTTCTACCAGGGTCTAATTTATCTGCAAATATAGCCATTAGTATTTGATACCTAGTTCTTTCTCAGTGAAAATTTTAAATTCCCAGTTGCGATCTTTACAATATTCTTCAGCGGCTGCCCACTTAGCTTGATTCACTCCCCATGTGAATACTTCGTTTATATATCTTTTAGTCACTTTGCTTTGCTTTTGTGGTTCTCTTGTCTGAGACGCAGGTTTAATCTCTATTAGCATAGTATTTATACTACCATCAGCTTTTTTCATCTGAACGAGAAAATCTACAAAGTATCTATGAATTCTTCTGTCAATTGGTGATCTATATGGTATAACAACTTCTTCAGAAGACCATTTGATAATTCTAGAATCCATATCGCAAAATCGCATGAAGCGCATTTCCCAAAGGCTTCTGTAAATTATATTTGTTGGATTTCCCTTGTATTTATGAGGATTCTTTGGTTTAAATTTACCTGAGTATGCCATTTTCATCTTATAAATATAATTACATTCCATATATTTATTAGGAAGAATAATGTATCAAGATTCAATACCAGGTGCTATAAATGTCACATTAGACCCAAATAGTGCTGCTGCTACTGGAGCACAAGGTAGTTCACAACCATCTACAAGTTCAGCTGTAACTGCTGCGTCTAGTTATACATATCCATCTGATTTGAAATCACAACAGATATATTGCAATATTCTTATTGGTCAATATACAAGAAATAGGTCTGCTACAAATGCGACTTTTGCAACAACTGGAACTATATCATTACCAATGCCATTGAACTTTTTGGATTCTTACGGTGCTTCTATTGGATCACCGAATTTGGGAATATTTGGTGCTTTAGGTCAAAATATCGGAGCAGTCGAAAATGCTGCTACTAATGCATTGAATACAATTCAAAACAGTCCAGAAAGAACAGCAAAGGGAGCTATTTTGGGGGGACTACTTGGTGCTATTGTTGGAAGAGGTCGTGTCGGTGGTGCTGCAGCTGGTGCGGTAGCAGGAGGTGCTATTGGTGCTCTCGGTGCTGATAAAGTAAGAGAAAGCATAGCAAAAGGATTTAATGCTATTTCAGATAATGCTTCTTACAATCAAATAAAAAGTGGAATAGCTACATCTGTTGCGTTAAATCCATTAGCTGGTGATGGTCCATTGGCTCAAGCAGCTAGAGTTAGTAAAGGTATTGTTCCTAATCCACATACTGTATCAACGTTTGAAGGTATGAGATTAAAAACATACAACTTGAATTGGAGATTTTCTCCTAAAAGTGAGGCTGAATCTAGAACAATTGCAGCTATTGTCGAATTGATTAAAAGAGCAATGCACCCTAAATCAGCTTTTGCATCATTTGCATTGACATATCCAAATGTTGTTAGAGTCACCTTTTCTGGAACAAAAGATATACCAAACATAAGAAGTTCTTTTATTAGTAACTTTCAAGTAAATCCATATGGAAGTGGACAAGCAGCATTCTTTAGATCAGGATATCCAACATCTTATGAAATTCAGTTAGAATTACAAGAACTAGAAACATTATTTGTTGGTGCTAATGGAACACTTACAACTGCTCATAGTAGGTAAAAATGGCATATTTCGATTACTTACCTAAAGTACAATATAATAATAAGCAATCTGTATATCTTTTAGCAAAAGCTAAGATAATTCAAAATGTTTTTGAAAAGTTTGGAACATTTTATCCTTATATTGTTAGACAGAATGATACACCACAGTTAGTTGCGTATCGTGAATATGGATCAGCTGAATATGATTGGGTTGTTATGTTCTCAAATGATACTATTGATCCTTATTATGATTGGCCATTGACTGATGTTCAATTCAATGCTTATATGGAAAAGAAATATAATAAGAATGTTCAGTTAACAAAATCTGATATTCAGCATTATATTTATACTGGAATTGGTGGCGATTCGCAAGCAAAAATCAATAGAAAGTCTTGGGGTATGTCTTCAGAAACTTACAATCAATTGTCATCTGAAGATAGATCAGGTTGGACTTCTGTATCAGTATATGATTATGAACAAGAAAAGAATGAGAATAAGAGAAAGATTCAACTTCTTCAAGCAAATTATTTACCTCAAATTGTAACTGAGCTTAGGAATATTTTTGTATGACGGTTCCTGCTGGTGATATTCTTCGCATTGAAATAGAACGAATAATAATGTCGAAGTATAATGGTGCTGGCACTCCATTAGACCCAGTTGACTTGTCTGGTCAGTTAATTGAATTTACATATTATCAATCTATTTTTGAGCCTCTTATGAGAGCTACAATTGTAGTAAATGATTCTGTCAACTTTCAATATAATTATCCATTAACGGGTGAAGAAATATTCTTCATTCAATTGAATCAGCAGTATCCAAATGCATTTGATTCTCCTACACCATGGAGAGATCAAAGATATGGAATGATATTTGTAGTAGAAAATATCACGAATTCAATTGTTGCAGATATGGGAAAAACTTCTTCACTCGTCATCAATCTAGTAAGTGTAGAATCATGGGCAAATGAATTTCAGCATATATCTCTAGTAAACAAAGCATCAAATAATACTCTAAGACTAGAGCAATTTGCAAATTATATTTTCAATACGTATATCTATGACGAATTGAAAAAGATTTTTCCAATGTCTTTATATGATAAGTATAAAGGCAATCAGAGTAGAAGATTGTTAACTTCTGGTGGTTTAGGTGGAGGTACTGTTCAAAGAATACATACAGAACCAACTCAAGCAGATCGAAAAGGTCTTATAATACCAAATCTAAGACCTCTGAATGCAATTACTTTTTGCGCTAAGCATTCTAAAGCTCAGAATAAGGATAACAATTCATATTTGTTTTATGAAAACTTAGAAGGATTTCACTTCGTTACATTAGAAGGCAAAGCAAGAGATAATAAAAACGCTGCGTATTCTAGTAAAAGAGATTACTACTATCTTCCAATTAGAGGTTTGGCTCAGTATATTCCTGCTCTTGCAAACAATCAAAACTATGAAATGAAATTGATTGCTAATGTATTTTACAATCAGAGATATGATACGCAATCTAAAAATGCTGGTGGGTATTTTCAAAATCGTTTTATTGAAATAAATATGGCAAAGCAGACATGGACTAAGCCACCAGAAACAGATAACACTGTTGAAAACTACAAGCCAATTCTAGGAAATTATAAGCTAAGCACAACTTCTTTCATTAATAGCAAAAAAAGAACAGTAGCATCTACTAGTGAGAGTTTAGCTAGAGTCAGATATAATATTAACAATTTTGTTAATGATGATATTCCTAAGATTCGTGACAAGTGGGGCAAATCAACTATCAATGCTACTGCTATGAATCAAATAGATATATCTATAGCAGTACCACCAGATATCAATATTATTCCTGGAGATGTTTTGAAAATACATATACCATTACTAGAATCATTTACTGATAATACAGTTCCTTGGGACCCTATAATGTCTGGCTTTTACTTAGTATCAGAAGTTAAGAATACAATTTTAGTAGATGGTACAGCAACAACTTCACTTAGACTTCTTAGAGACGGTTCTGATAGATTTATGGATCAGACAAATCTACTAGCAACAGATGGTAGAGTTCAATTATGACGATAGAAAGCGATTACTACGGCAATAATACTAAATGGTGGGTTGGTATCGTTAAAGATACCACTAGTGACAATTCTACAGTCAAAGTGAGAATATTTGGTATTCATCATATGGACGATCAAACAGATATACCAAACAGTGAGCTTCCAGAAGCTCTAGTTGTATATCCTGTTACTATGTCTGATAAGGGTGGTTCTGGTGGGCATCACAATCTAACAGCTGATACTTGGGTTGTTGGTATATGGGCAGATGGCGAAAACTTTCAGCAACCAATTGTACTTGGAACAATTAACAAAGCAACTGGAAGAGGAAGAGAAGTAGGAAGTGGAGCTACTGGTGGAGGAGCAGTAACTGGTGGAGGCGCAGTAACCCCGACTACTTTAACTTCTGGTCAAACAACAGATAATGCTAAGACAATTTTTAATTATCTAAGAGATAAGATGATAAACAATTGGAAAGTATCAAAGGACAAAGCAAATTTATTTGCTGCATCATTTGTTGGTGTTTGGTATTTCGAAAGTAAGTTGAATCCTACAATTACCAATAGTATTGGTGCTACTGGATTAGCACAATGGCTTGGCGGAAGAAAAAGAAATTTATATAAAAATTGTCCTGGTTCAAAAGCTGGTGATTTGAAATGCCAATTAGACTTTGCTTGGTCAGAAATTGATGGACCAAACGTAGGTGATAGTGGAAAAATTAAATCTAGATTGCTTCAGCTTCCTTTATTTGATGTTAAAAATGCAGTATATGCAATAACTGCATTTTACGAAAGACCAGAAGCTGTTCATGTAAAAAATCTTGATGGCAATTATCAAAAAACGGCTAGAAATTATGCAGCTGGTGTGGTAAAAAGTTTTGGTAATGTTCCAACACAAGCTGATTGGAACAATGCAGATTATAGATTATAAGGAAATGTAATTGACTAATATACTATCAACAAATGATATAGGTACTCTTTCTAGTATTAGATTTACAAGATCGAAGCATGAAAGAGACAATAGAAATATTACATTCAATAATTTAGGTTCTTCTGCTGATGCTGTCATTGGAAGAGACGGTAGAATTTATTCTAATAAAACTATAATAGAAAAGACTGGTTCTTTTCTCATAGTTGGTGGTATAGATAAATTTGTCAATCAAGAATTGGATTATGAGCCAGAAATATATATAACAGACTCTCAAATTAGAACTATACAAGAAATAATGATGCATGTAGTAAGAAATAAAATTGATACATCTATAACAGCTGATGATGAATGGTTACAAGAGATGCTAAATGGTATTGCGATTAGGAGTGCATAATGTCAGATGAATTAAATCCATCATCAAGAATTAGTCTTTCAGAATCACCTTCTATTTCTGCTTCAAGAACACTTGATACAATTCATGGTGGGGATGTTGTTATAAATTATCCTAATGCTGAAGCTGGTAATATCTATAACTTAGATGGCAAAGAAGTAAAAAATACTACAATACATTCTATTGGAACACAAAATGGTGGTAAAGTTGTAGTTGATACATCAACTGGATCGGGGGCTATTCAAATCCATCATCCAACAGGTGCTCAAGTTTATATTGCATCTGATGGCACAATTGCTATTCAAGGACATGGTAAAGGTGTTCAAATAGGAACGAGTGGTGATATTATTATCAAGGGCGGCAAAGATATAGTAATTCAAGGTGATAACATTGCATTACAGGCTTCTGGTAAATTATCACTCAAAGGAAGTGAAGTTCAA